GTTCAAGACGTTATCCGTACATGGGTAACTACACTGTCGAAGGAAGCTATGGCAGAGGCTATAGCGGCGCTGATGGTGGATATGGTTCTAATTCTAACTATGGCGGAAACTCCTATGGAGGCAGATCATCTGGTACTTCCGCTATGCACTCCAAGCTTCAGAGATTATTAGATGAAGCTTCAACCGACCGCGAAAGAATGATGATTCAGTCGTGGATGGATGACCTTATGGTATGACACCGTAAGCAGGAGGACTAAAACTAATGGGCGATCTTGAGTATGTAACGCTTCCTGCGTATAAGGAGCGAATGAAGGCGCTTGATGATCGTATTAACAAAGTTGAAGCCATTACAGAAGAAATTAGAAATCTCACACTTTCTGTTGAGAGGCTTACTCTCACGTTAAGCAACGTGGTTAAAGAGCAAGAATCACAGGAAAACCGCATCGAGATAATCGAAGCCAAAGATGGTGAGATGTGGAGAACTTTTGTTAAGTATGTAATCACGGCAGTTGTCGGCGTTATTGTTGGCTTTGTCATGAGGCATGTTGGCTTTTAAGAGGTAATACGGATGAAGAACTTTGATAAGGAAACCATTATCGAATTCCTCGTTCTTGCTGGAAAAAGGGCGCTTTGGACATTCTCCGAGGTCGCCCTTTCTATGATTGTTCTTGGTATGCCGTTTTCTACAATTGATTGGAAGGCTATATTCGACGTTGCATTGACCGCAACTGTAATTTCACTTTTAAAATCTATTGTCGTCAGCATGCCGGAATTCTCAAGTGATGGCTCTGTCATGATTAATGATACGTCGTGCCAGGTAAATCTTGGGATTGATGAACAAACAGTTAAGAATAGGAAATCAATTCGTTTGAAGGTTATTCCAGATACGAATCAGAAATAAATTGCAACAATAAAACTAAATATAGCTACAACTTTTGAGCAAGTGGATTAAATCGAACATCTTAGTGAAAGAGACACACAGCACTTTCAACGACGATGTAAGAGGCAATCGACTTGTTTTTAAGTTTTAGGAGGAAATTTCAAAATGGCCAAAAAATGTGATTTTGCGGGGTGGGCCACTAAGAATGACGTCAGATGCGCAGATGGAAGGATCATTCGGAAGAATGCCTTTGCAGATCAGGATGGCGCCAGAGTCCCGCTCTTTTGGAATCACCAGCACAATGATCCTGAAATGGTTCTTGGACATGCGATCCTTTTTAACAAGGACGACGGAGTTTATGCCAAGGGTTATTTCAATAACTCAAAGAAGGCACAGCACGTAAAGGAATCTATTGCCCATGGTGATCTTTTGGCTCTTTCCATTTATGCAAATCAGCTTAAGGAGGATGGCAGCAACGTTCTCCATGGAATCATAAGAGAGCTTAGTGTCGTTCCTGGAGGTGCAAACCCAGAGGCTTTGATTGAGACTGCAATGCTTGCTCATGGCGATCTTTGGGACGATGCCGTTCTGGTTATGGAGGCTGATGACAAGGATATTCTCAAGCATTCCGATGTCGAAGACGAAGAGGATGATGACGAGGAAGAAGAGAAGCCTAAGAAAAAGAAGAAGGCAGAGCCTATTGAAGTGACAGAAGAAGCTGAGTCCGAGGAAGAAGAGGAAGCAGATTCTGAAAATAAAAAGAAGCCATCAGAAGATGACGAGGAGGATGAAGTGAAGCACAGCGGAACTGAAGAAAAGACCGTTGGCGACGTTCTCAAGACCCTCAACGAAGAGCAGCAGAAGGCTGTAGCAGTTCTTATTGAGTCCCTTACGAACGATGATGAGGACGAAGAAGACTCGGACGAGGCAGATACCGAAGAGGAAGAGAGCAAAGCCGAAATTAAGCACAGTGATTCTGAGGACAAGACCGTAGGAGAAGTCCTGAAGACACTGAACGAAGAGCAGCAGAAGGCTGTGGCAGTTCTTATCGATTCCCTTACTAACGACGATGAGGACGAAGAAGATACCGAAGACGATGAAGAGGATGAGGAGGATACTTCCGTGAAGCACAACGTATTTGATACTGATAGAAACTATGGACCTGTTCTTAGCCATTCCGATATGGAGACCATTTTCGCAGATTGGAAGAGAGTTGGTTCTCTGAAGGAAGCTGTTCGCCACCAGATGGAAGAGGGCGGCGTTCTGGCTCATACCGTTTACAACCATGACGATGAGGGCAACCAGACCACCGCTCAGGAGTATGGCGCAGCTGATATTCGTTATCTGTTCCCGGATGCTCAGGCAATCGACAACGAGCCGGACTATATTACTCGTCCGATGGATTGGGTAAAGAAGGTTATGAATGGCGTTCGTCACACTCCGTTCAGCAGAGTTAAGAGCCTGCATGCAAACCTTACCATGGACGAGGCTCGTGCTAAGGGTTACGTCAAGGGCGCCAAGAAGGCTGACGAGGTCTTTGCTCTTCTGAAGAGAGTCACCACTCCGCAGACCATCTACAAGAAGCAGAAGCTCGATCGTGATGATATTCTTGACATCACCGACTTCAATGTCGTTGCTTGGATCAAGAAGGAAATGAGAATCATGCTAGAGGAAGAGTGCGCTCGTGCAATGCTGGTTGGCGATGGCCGTACCGCTGCAGCTGCAGACAAGATCTCTGAGGAGCATATTCGCCCGATGGCTACTGATGCTTCCCTTTACACCGTAAAGGTTGTTCTTACTGCAGCCGATGTTGCTGATGATGAGAAGGCTGCTAAGGCTCTCATTAAGGCTGCAATCCAGGCTCGTAAGAACTACAAGGGTAGCGGCAACCTTGCAATGTTCACCACTGCAAACTGGCACACCGAGATGGTTCTTCTTGAGGACCAGATGGGTCGTCCGCTGTATGACACCGATGACAAGCTTGCTACCAAGCTGAGAGTCTCTGATGGTATCTGGGATGTTGAGCCGATGGAAGGTGTTACTGACAGCGATGACAACGAGCTTATGGCAGTTCTTGTTGACCTTCGTGACTACAACGTTGGTGCTGACAAGGGTGGCATGACCGAGTTCTTCGAGGACTTCGATATCGACTACAACCAGGAGAAGTATCTGCTTGAGTCCAGATTCTCCGGCGCTCTTGTTAAGCCTTACTCCGCAATCGCTATCTACAAGCCCGCTTCCAACTCCAATCCGTGATAGAGGTCTACTAATTATTTGAATTTCATAATGGAGGCATAAATGGCTAAGTATTATGGGTCCGTTGGGTTCGCAATCACCGAGGAATTAGAAGATTCCCCTGGCGATTGGGAAGCCAAGATAGTTGAGCGTCAGTATTATGGCGATGTCATTCGCAACAGACGCAGTTGGAAGTCAACTTCCAATCTCAACGACGATACCGTGATCAGCAATGAAATCAGTATTCTAGCGGACCCATTTGCTTACCGCCATATGGGGGAGATTCGCTATGTAACTTGGATGGGTACGAAGTGGCGGGTTGCGAATATCGACGTTAACTATCCAAGACTGAATTTATCGATTGGAGATGTCTACAATGACGATTCAGGACCGGCGGCTTGAGCTGCATGAAAAATTAAAGTCGATCATGACTAATGGCAATGTCTACCACCAGCCGCCAGAATCAGTAAAGTTGAAGTATCCATGCATAGTTTACGAGAGAGCAAGCGGTCAGACGCTATACGCAGACAACTTGCCTTACATCACCCCGATTCGATACACAATCACACTGATTGATAAGAAATCGGTAAGTGACTATCTGGAACCGTTACTGAATCTTCCCTATTGCTCATTTGATCGACATTTTGCAAGCGATGATTTAAATCACGATGTCTTTAGCATTTACTACTAATCAGCTCCTTAACCGGGGCTTTTTCTTTTGTTAGGAGGATTTTCCTTATGGCTAAAATTGTTTGGGACCAGACCGGTGAAAGATTTTACGAGACTGGTATCGACCACGGCGTTCTGTATCCGCAGGACCAGAGTGGTGTTTACAGCACTGGTGTAGCTTGGAACGGCCTTACTTCCGTTTCCGAGAGCCCGTCTGGTGCAGAGCCTACTGACCTGTACGCAGATAACATCAAGTACCTTTCTATTCGTTCTGCAGAGACCTTCGGCGCAACTGTGGAAGCTTACACCTATCCGGACGAGTTCGCAGTTCTGGATGGCTCCGCTTCTATCGCAGATGGTGTCATCATCGGACAGCAGACCAGAAAGGCATTCGGACTTTGCTATCGCACCAGAGTTGGTAACGATATTCAGTTCGAGAACTATGGCTACAAGCTTCACCTGATTTACGGCTGCTCTGTTTCTCCTTCCGAGAAGTCTTACCAGACCATCAACGACAGCCCGGAAGCAATCACCTTCTCTTGGGAGATGACCACTGTTCCGGTAAACGTTACTGGTCATCAGCCGACCGCTACTCTTATCATCGACTCCAAGACTGTCGGTGCAGCTAAGATGGCAGCACTTGAAGAGGTTCTGTACGGAACTGACGAGAACGCTCCGAGACTTCCGCTTCCGGATGAGGTTCTTACCATCCTCAACTCCGCAGCGTAAGTCTATATTTCGTATTGTAATTGGCCCTTGGGAGGAATCTCAGGGGCCGCATTTTCTTGAAAGGAGTAACGAACACTATGTATTCAAAGAAGATTAAGTACACAGATTTCTTTGGGACTGAGAAAACTGAGGAATTCCTGTTCAATATTTCAAAGGCTGAAATCTTTGACATGCAGTTCTCGACCAAAGGTGGTTTCGAAACAATCATTCGTGGCATCATCAACACCAAAGATGTGAATGAAATGGGCAAAATCTTTAAGAAGATCATCCTTATGAGCTATGGTGAGGTTTCTCCCGATGGCAAAAAGTTTCTTAAGTCTGAAGAGATGTCTAGAGAGTTTGAGCAGTCGGCTGCATACGATGCTCTTTACACGGAGCTTTTAACTGATAGCAACGCAGCATCTGAATTCATCAATCATGTAATCCCGATTTCTGAAATCGAGGAGCTGATTAAGAAGTCTGGTGGTTCTGAGCAGCCCGCTCAGCTCGCCACGGTTTAAATAGAACGGGAGATCAACAGATGCTTAACGTTTCAGTGCCTTCGATTAGGTTGTGGAATCCGGAAACGGAAGAGTTTACATACACGTCGCCGATTTCAATTCAATTGGAGCATTCTTTGATCTCCCTTTCCAAATGGGAAGCCAGATGGCACAAACCATTTCTTTCGAATAAACAGAAGACTCCTGAAGAATTGTTAGACTACATTCGATGCATGACTTTAACGCAGAATGTTGATCCTAATTTGTATGGAAGACTTCCTGGCGACATCATCGACCAGATCATTGCTTACATGAACGAAGAGCAACATGCCACAACTTTTAACGAAATTCAAAATGGAAGTCGTGGGCATGAAGTTATCACCGCTGAGATAATCTACTACTGGATGGTAACTTTTGGAATCCCGTTTGAATGTCAGAAATGGCATTTGAGTAAGCTCATGGCGTTAATCAGAGTGTGCAGCATAAAGAATAATCCGCCAAAGAAGATGAGTCAAAACGAGTTAAGAAACCGTAATAGAGTCCTTAACGACGCCAGAAGGAAATCTTTGCATACGAGAGGTTAAATTCATGATTACGATAAGGGCGAAAGGCGATTTCAAGAAAACAGAAACGTTTTTCAACAAACTGAGGCACACCGATTTTGCGAGTATTTTATCTAAGTACGGGCATCAGGGAGTAGAAGCTCTTGCTGCGGCAACTCCAACGGATAGCGGTAAGACCGCTTCATCCTGGGGATATGAGATTGTGAATTCAGGGGATTCGGCTTCCATCATTTGGAGCAATTCCAATGTGAATAAGGGAGTCAATATAGCAGTAATTCTGCAATACGGACATGGAACTAGAAACGGCGGCTATGTGCAGGGACGAGATTACATCAATCCTGCCATGCGGCCGATTTTTGATGATATAGCGCAGAAAGCTTGGGCGGAGGTGATTAGAACTTGAGCACTACGGTTGATAACAGAGTTGTCGAGATGCAATTTGACAATCGCCAGTTCGAGAAGAATGTAAACACTAGCCTTAGTACTCTCGACCGTCTTAAGCAAGCTTTAAATTTCGACAAATCATCTAAAAATCTAACTAATTTCGCCAATAGCGCAGGGAAGTTCAACCTTGACGGAATCGCAACTGCGGTAGATGGCATTTCCAGTAGGTTCAATGCGCTTGGAATCGTTGGCATTACTGCTCTGCAAAGGATCACAAATGCTGCGATAACTACTGGAAAGAATGTTGTTGAGGCTCTTACCATTGATCCGGTTAAGACTGGCTTGGAAGAGTACGAGACAAAGATTAATGCAATTCAGGTCATTAGGGCAAACGATCACTCTGCGTCTATGGAGCAGATCTCAAGTGCACTTAATGAACTGAATACTTACGCTGACAAGACGATTTATAACTTTGCTCAAATGACGAGCAACGTTGGTAAATTCGTTGCACAGGGTCTTGGGGTCGAAGAGGCCGCTAATGCCGTTAAGGGTATGGCGAACCTTGCAGCTGCTTCTGGCGCAAGCCCCCAGGACATGGCAAGAGCTACTTACCAGATGTCACAGGCTCTTGGTGGCGTAATTAGAAAAATCGATGTCAACTCGTTAAGAAATGCAAACATGTGGACTACGACTCTGAAAGACACATTGATGGATGTGGCTAGAGCC